CTTAGCCCTACGAAACAAAAGATGATCTGGTTAGGTACTCCATTTAATGCTAGAGATCCATTATATAAAGCAGTTGAGTCTGGAGCATGGAGAGTATCTGTGTATCCTATCTGTGAAGAGTTTCCTGTAGAGAAGAAAGATTTCAGAGGTAGTTGGGAAGATAGATTTACTTATGAGTATGTAAGAGATGAGTATGAAGAGGCTCAAGCCCTAGGTATGCCAGCTAACTTTAATCAGGAGCTTATGTTGAGAATTATGTCAGAAGAGGATCGTTTAGTCAAGGATTCAGATATTAGATGGTATGATAGCAGTATCATAGATGATAACAAAGCTAACTATAATTTCTATATAACTACAGACTTTGCAACTAGTGAAAAGCAAGCAGCTGACTTTAGTGTTATATCTGTATGGGCATATACTAATAATGGTGATTGGTTATGGGTTGATGGTACGATTAAACGTCAATTGATGGATCAGACTATGAATGATGTCTTTAGATTTGTAACTACGTACAAACCAGAGAAGGTAGGTATAGAAGTGTCAGGTCAACAAGGTGGCTTCATTAAATGGATTGAAGATCTGATGCTACAACGTAATATATTCTTTAACCTAGCTAGTGATAAGAATAGTGGTGAACCTGGTATAAGACCTAATGGTAATAAGATGATTAGGTTTCAAACTATACTTCCACAGTTCAAGTTAAAGAAGATTAGATTTCCAGAAGATCAGAAAGATAGTGAAGAAGTTAGGGAGATTATCAATGAGTTAAGTAATGCCTCTAAGAGTGGTTTTAAGAGCAAACATGACGACTTTATTGATACTGTGAGTATGTTATCAGTAATGGATCCGTGGAAGCCTAGCGAAGGCACAACGGTTAGTGTAGATAAGGAAGATGGTATATACAAGAGTGATTATGTACCTGAAAGTGAAGACTCGTCATACGACGTAATATAAAGGGTTAAAAATGAGAGATGTAATAATTGTAGCAATATGGGATATGGAAAATAGTACAGCAACTAGATCAGTAGTTGTAGATAATAAGAGTAAAGAACTTAAGCTGAATGGTAAGAAACCTAATAAAATGATTGTACCTGAGAGCCTTATAGATGTAAAGTTACTTAGAAAAGTAAAGAGTTTAGGTGCGTATAATTGTAAAATTGTAAAAGCAGTAGGAAAGTAGCACTAAACTATGGTATAATTTTAAAAACTATACTGGAGTACGTCCATGACTGTAGATGAAGTAGTAACACAACTAAAGTATGGGGAACTCCGATCTCTTGCAGCTAGGGAGGATATCCCTGCAATGGTCTCTTATATGAACCTAGCTCTAATCGCCTTGTACGGTAGATTCAAACTTCTACGTAGCGAACAAATTATAGATCTTCAAGATAACATAGCAACATACAACCTAGCTTCAGACGTCTTATCTATAGAGGCGGTATATACTGAAGTAGCAGAAATTGGTGTAAATGATGACAATGCTCTCAATGGCGTATTTACTCCTAGCTTTGATACAATCCAATTACCTAATGCAAAGACAGGTAATCAGTTAAGTGTTTTATACGTGGCTACACCTGCTAAACTTTTAGTTGATGCTACGGATTCAGTAACTCTTGCACAAAATGTTAGGTTACCTGAACAACTGATGGAACCATTTTTACACTACATAGGCTATAGAGCTCATGGTAGTATGAATGGGGATATTAAAGCAGAGAATAACACTCACTACATGAGGTATGAGGCTAGTTGTAAACGTGTATTAGACCTAGGTTTAATTAGAGTTGACGCAGTTCCTGCGTTCGTTAATAGACAAGAAGGAATTTCAGATGCAGAGGATTAGTAGTTTTACAAGTGGCAAAACAGCTCAAGTAGTTGAGTCTGCGATAAATGATAGTGCTTATGATGTAGTAAAAATAGTATCTGATGATATAGCACATGTAACAGCTGTAAGTACTGCGATAGGCAATGGTGCATTCACTAAAGTAGATATGGTAACTACAGAGCCTTTCAAGTCTAATATAGATATAGTATCAGGTATCAATGGTGCGGTTACAACTGTAGCTGGACTAAGTACTCAAGTAACTGCATTAAGTGATGTAGCAACCTCAACCGCTTTAGAGAATCTTTCAGGTAACTCAGCAGATCTAGTAGCTTTAAGTGGGAATTCTGCAGATCTTACAGCGCTAGGCGGTAATTCTACTAACCTCAGCCTACTAGGTACCTTAGATGCTGTTTCAGATATGAACACTTTAGCAGTACCAGCTATTATAACAGATATGGATATAGTATCTACTAATATAGCTAATGTTAATGTAGTAGGGTCTGCTATTGATAATGTAAATACAACAGCGACTAATATAGCTAGTATCAATACTGTAGCTAATGTTGCAAATCTTGCTGACATAGTTACTGTAGCAGATGACCTAAATTCACTAGATCTAAATGGCATAGCAGATGTTGTTACAGTAGCTACTGACCTAAATAAAGGATTAGTAGGGGGTACTCCTGATCCTTTACTATCAAGCGTCAATAATGTTAGTAATAGTATTGATAGTGTTAACACAGTATCTAGTGTATCTTCACAGGTTACAACTCTCGCACCATTAAGTGCAGAGATTGCAGCTTTAGGTGATGTCACAACTTCAGTAGCCTTAGATAGACTTAATACAGGAGGCACTGCAGCTAGCATTGACAGGTTAAACACGTTAGGTACGGCTAATAGCATTGACTTACTAGGTACAGTGGATGTGGTAAGTGATATTAATATTCTCGGTACACTGGACGCTTTGGCTGACATGAATACGCTAGCAGCA